ACTTGTCCAACATTAGGTCTTTCAATTATAGAGTTAATACCAAATGGCTCTAAGTAATCTCTATCAGTTTGGTCTACGATATATTCTACTCCTGCTAATGCTGGATTAGAAATAACACCATCTTGATTTGCAACAATTGCATAAGGATTTCCTCCTAAGAACTTTCTAATATAAGTATTAGAAACATCTGCAGCTGGCGGAACAAAAATTGTTTTACCATTTTCGTTATATCTTAAATAAGGACCAAATACTCCTGTGTATCTTGAACCATTATCTTCATCAGGCAATGTAAATCTGAAACTTCTTAACATATCAGGGTTACCTCCTTGTGGAATCCATTCTGTACTAAATGCAGGTTTTGGATCAACACCTGGTACAAATAAATCTGTAAAGTAAGGATCTTGAGATGTACCAAATTGTCGGAATGAAGGTGCACTAAGTAAAGCAGTAGTTTTACCTCTTTTCTTAGCTAATCTTGAAAGATAAACTTTACCTCCTAAATTAGAACCTAAACCATATCCCATTGTATCAACTACATAACGATATTGTATCATATCAGGATTTGTTAATCCTCTTAAGATACCATCATCTTCAAGCATACTATAAATCTTAGTAACTCCAGCTTCTAAATTAGTAGCTCCTGCCTCAGTATAACCTGGTAAATGACGATTTTGAAGAACAAGACCATTCATTTTAAATAGTTTATAATGAGTTGATACAGATGCATCATCTATAGGCAATTGAGTTTGTACACTTGTAGGTGTATTTAAGTAATCAAATATAGGTGATGATGTAGTATAAGAATAAGTTGTAGCAGTTGAATCAAATATCTTAGATTCAACATATGTTACTCCTGGCGCTACCGAACCATCGATAGCAGCTTTTAATAAAGTTCCAACAGTAATTGATGTTTGATCTATTGAAGCATCAATAGTAAATGCTTTTCCTGTAGTTCCAACTAATGTAATATCTATATCTTTATGGAAATCTCCCCAAGCAATAGAAACATCATAACTTAAAAATTGTTTTGCAATATTTCCAAATCCATCAGAAGCATCAACAGATGCTAAATTATGACCAACTAAATCTACTTGATAAGGAGCTGCACTTAAATCTGAACCATCTCCTAATTCCCATTGGTTATTATTTGCTTCATCCCAAATTAATTCGTCTAAAGCTTCTTTATTAATATTAAGTAAAATTCCACTTAATGGAGTTGAACTATTAACAATAGATTCAATATATTGGTTAGAACCAGTTTGATCTCTAAAATCTGGAATTATTGTGCCATACCAAGAACCTTTAAGGTTAATATTTGGTAAGTTAATAAATTCAGTTAATTTTTCTGGAAGTAAACCGTTTGCATCAAAATAAAGTGAATAAGTAGGGTCTACTGAAAGAGCCTCATAATTAGTCCAATCACCTTCGATTGCCATTACATTAACAAAATAATCTTCCATCTTATCGTTTGGACGAATCCATTCGTAAGGGATATTAGTTTCGTTTAAATACCAATCTTTTGCAAGAACTCCATAACCAGCTAATCCTACTGCTTTCCTTACTAAGAAAGACATTGGAGTAGTACTTAAATTTGTAAATGAAAATAATGGAGCACTTTTATTATTTCCTGCTGAATATTTATTAGTTGTTACTGCCTGTAAGAACTCTTCATCAGGAATCCAGAATTTTTGTCTATCAAAAAAGTTTACGTAAAGATCAGATATTGGCAACGCATCATCTTCTCCTACCGCTGTATTTGAATCCAATGAAAGTCCTATTAAATTTACTTCATCTTTAGTTGCAGAAGAAGGATTATTATCGGTTTTTATTAGATTTATAGCAAACACTGGGGCTTGTAATAAACAAGTATCAATTGATCTTTCAAAGAAAGATCCTTTTCGTTCCGTCTTTGGATCAATATCCCCAAAGAATCTTTGACGATCTCTTGTAGATCTAATGAATACTGGAGAATTGTAAAGTCCAGTTGCAGAGAATCCAGGTAGCAATCTCAAAGATTGAGTTGCTACTGTTATTCTTTCTGACTGGTCAACTTCAATTGTAAAAACTCCGGCAGATTTAAATTGTGAGAGATCTAATGCAAGCTTAGCCATATTATAATATAATTATTTTTTATATTTATTCAAAAATTAAGTCAGCAATTTTACCTTTATTGTAGACTTTATCCTTTTATTATATTATATATTAAGAATTCAGGACGCATCTTTACATTTTATTTAGACCTATTGATATTCCTGGAGAATATGATCCTTTCTTAACCTCATGTGTTTTAAATATTTCTTCTAATCTTTCTTGTTCTGTTAATAATGGATTAACATCTTCATCTCCATATAATGCTGCAAATAAACCATCTTCCATATCTCCAGTATCATTAGGCTCTTCTAATAATAATAAAGCTAATCTTTTTTCAGGTGAATCATATAAAGCATCTAAAAAATCATATAACCAATCACCATATTCTGGCTCATCAAAAATTCTAGATATATTTAATGTAGTCATTGCAATATCATCATGCTTACCAATTCCTTTCCATGATTTTTTAACTCTGCCAAAAGATGAAAATTCTTGATATGTTTCATTTTCATTTGGTATAAGGGTTTTATTATGAATTAATTTTTTGCCAGCTCTAGCATAATGATCTTTATCACCCCTAACTTTAAATCCTGTTTTCTTTCTGGGTGGCTTTTGACCTGGAACAGGCGCTGTATGCCAAGATCTCATTAATATACCATCATAATACTTATCATGTTCACTGAATTTATTAGTAAATGCTTTTCCATTAAAATTCATTTCTACAACCATTTTAACTAATTCTTCTCCAATTTGATCAAAAACAAGACTCATATTAACTTTAGCCATTTCAGTTTCATCTTTGATATTATCTCTATATAAGCCAACTTGCTCTAATCTAAACATATTTTCTATTTGTCTTTGATCTTTTCTAAGTAGTTTTAATTTTGATAAAGATTTTAATTTAATGTTAAATATATTTGTAATATTATAATCATTATCTTTTACTTCATCTTCATCTTTGCCCTCTGCTAAATCAACTGAAAATAATAGTCTATCAGTTTTCTCATTAAAATCTTTATTAATATCAAAATCTTTTCTAAATTTTAAATTTTCGTATAATTTGTCATCTAAATCTGATTTCCCTAATTCTTGAAATTCATAATCTCCTTGTAATGAAGCTAATCGTTTAACCCATTTTAAATCTGAACCTGACAATAAGTTATTTGATTTAATATCGAATTGTAATGCAAATTCTTGTGCAAATTCTTCTTCGCCAAAATCGCCCATCATTTTAGACGCCCATTCATCATCATGACCTGGAACTTCCCACCAATCAACTCGTTTATATCCAAACGAGTTGGTACCTCTATTAGCTTTATCCCAAATCTGATAAAATAAATTATCCATACCATTTGGCGTAGAACTTATAATACATTGTGATATTTCTGAGGATGCTATTGTAGGATATACCGATCTCCAGAATTCTGCAGTTATATTTGGCTGAATATGGGCAAATTCATCTATATATAATACGTGAATAGTAAAACCTAGAGATGATGATCCAGTTGTTGATTGTGATGTTAACATACAACCATTATCTAATCTTAATCCAAGCGCACCAATATTTTCTATACCTGGTTTTAAGAAGAATGGAAGTCCTTTAAAAACTTCAGTTACTTTACGAACAATTTCAGTGGTTGTTGCTTGTTTATTTGCTAAAATTGCAAGGTTTCTATCAGTGTGAAAACAAAGATACCATGCAAAGAATGCAGCAATAGTAGTAGTATTATGACTTAAAATTCCATTGCTATAAAATCTATGATTTTCATCATCAACAGTCACGTCATACATAGATACTTTATTATAAAAGTGTTCTATCTTAATAACCCTTTGTTTGCCGTTTTCAGTTTGTATATATTGATTCACTTCTAAATCCTTAATAAAAACTTCGTTCATTAGATCATCAAATATTATATGATTATCAGCGCCCTCTAACCAAAATCCATTTTCTGTTTCAATTCGCCAAACTCTATACGGCTGTGTTTTATGAATATGTGTAATTGGTTTAAATCCAGTATCAGTCTCAATTTCATAATCACTTATATCAATAGTATCAATAATTTTTTTTGAATTATCGTTTTCATTTAAATCAAGATGGCGATATTCATATCTCTCGATTAACTGAATTAAATATAATATAATATGTTTAAGAATTCTTTTCATATATAAAATCAACGCATTCTTTTATTACTCTATTTGGATCTTTATTATAATCATCTTCCCTAATATGTAATAATTTATAATTATTTGTTAAAATTAAATTATCTCTAAATAATTCACGTTTTTTATTTTCAGGATTATTTTTGTGCCAATAAATGCCGTCAAATTCTATAATTTTCTTATTATTTTTGATTAAAAAATCAGGTAAAATAAGATGGCCATTTAATTCTAGCCGTTCTTCATTATTTTTATCATTATCTATTATTGTCGCAAATTTTATATCATTAAAATCGTTTTGAATTATTTGATATATTGATTTAAATAAAATTTGTGATATTTTTGAATAGTTTGAATGTGTATAATTTTTTAGCCACAAGTTTTGACGAGCAGTCCATCGTTCTAATCCCTTTTTTTCACCATATTTTTTTATACATATTTCAAGGGAAAATGTAGTTTGTCTTATTCTAACCTTTTCTTTAGCTTCTTTCTTAGAATATCCTCGTTTTATCCAATAATCTTCTCTTGTTTCAAATTCTCTATCCTTTAAGGCTTTTTTTATAAATTTTTTTCGATCATCTTCTGTTAAATTTCTATCTTTATAAAATTGTTTGGAAAATGGGGATCTAGATTTACGCTCCTTTTTTGTTGTTTTAGATTTATGATTTGGATTATGTTCTCCTTTAAACATTTCAGAAAACATTTCTTTATATTTTTTAGTTTTCATATGTTTACCAGAATTTTTGGATGTATTTTCTTTATCCTTTATAGAAGTTAAAGAAAATCCTGGAAACTCTTTTTTGTAATCTGCTGAGCTTTTACCTTTATGTTTAAACTGTATATGCTTACCATATATGCGGCTTACTTTTTCTTTACACCATTGACATTCAATTTTGTTATCCATAATTTATATATTCAAGGCTTTAAGACAAATAATGATAAAATTTGTAAAGTGAAGATTTTATTATAGAAATTATTGATTTAGGTTTAATAGAATAATAAAATTGTTCTATATTTATTTTTTTAATGGTATTAGTTTTTGTATTTTTTATATTTATATTTGTATTAAAAAAACATTTGCCAGTTTGTCTGCTGGCCATTAAAATATAATTTTGAACTTTGGGACCAAATAAATCTAATTTAGGTAACCAAACTTCTTCTCCTATATCATTTAAAATATCACCTTGAAAGTCTCTAAGTGTAACTGTTTGTTGACCATAATCTGTAAGGAATTTGCAATATGTCGATACAAAATATTCTATATCATCTGAACATTTATCAAACTCAGCGTCTTCTTCTGGAGTTAATTGAAATAAAACGTTAGACGCTTTTAAATCTATTTTCCGCTCATAAAAAGCTGACAAATCAATATGATCTTGTCCAGATTTTAATTTAAAAACTGTTTCTTCAACAGATTTAGAAGTCCAAAGGGTAGCCATAGTTTTATACTTCTTCTGAATCTATATCTTGAATATCTGTAGTTAACCCATGAGCTTTTTTAAATCGCTCTTTTTTTCTTTCATTGGATTGCGAAATCATATCTCTAGATCCTAATGATATTACACCTGATTCAGTTCTCTGAACGCCACCGGCAATCCCTATTGGTCTTTCATCAGTCATTGCAAGTATATTATCTTTAAGGTCTAAATATGTTAACTTGATTGCTTCTACAGTTTGTAAAAGTTGTTTATTGTTTTCAGATATAGTTTTGGCTAAGCCTGAAAATACTTCAAACATTCTTGCCTGCATAGAGCCATGTCTAATTTCTTCAGTAAGAGCTTTCTGCATTGTTATCAATAATTCAACCTGATATAACATTCCACCAAGTGAAAGTATATCTGTTTTAAGCTTTGATTGTATATATGGGTTATCTTTCACTAAAGCATCCCCAATCATTAAGCCAGTAGCGGCTTTTAACATTACTTTAGCCTGCTTATTAGATTTCTTTTGAATTTTATCGTAATCGATTTCGAATGAAGGCTCAGCATGCAATTCAGGTAATTCACCCTCAGTTGGAACATTATTATCAACTGCATCTTGTGCAGTATCTAACATTCGTTCTAAATCTTTAAGTTCATCTTTTGCTTTCATAATTTTCAACGTTTATAGTCTATATATCACCCTAAATCATTACCCGAATCACTTTGGTCTTTTTTACGTGAATCTACGTAAGATTGTCCAATGTTTTTAATTCCAAATAATGCTGCAGTAGTTCCAAATACAGAATAAATTACTGCTTCTGGCCAAGCGACTTGCCAAAATGCTATTGTTATTAAGATAAAACCTGAAAAGGCTGTAAAAGAAGCTATCTGAAGATCTTTATTTTCTAGTACTCCATCTCCGTTTTCAATGCCACCTTTTAACCATAAAAGAAATTGTTTTAAAAAACGTGCATAATATAATCCTATACCAAACCCTAATGAGCCAATTAATAATTTAACTGCCGTTAATGAGTCTAAGTTTTGTATTGCTTGTAAAAATTCCATATATCATATATAAAATATTTTTGTTAATGATTTTAGTTAATTTATTTTTGTTTGGATATATACGGCATCTTTTTACGAGGGTCAGCATTGTCCAAAATGAGAGCTTGATCAGCATCTTTAGAAAAATAAGATAATAATTCTGATGCTTGTTTCTCTTCTTCAATTGTAGTATTAAATAATCGAATATTAGTTATATAAGCGTCTGATTTATTGATTGTGTATTTATCAACAACTGTACATTCAGGGGTAAGTGATACAGTTTTATATGATTTAATTCTTATTTTATTAATTTTATCACCTGGCCATTCTTCCCAAACATAAACGTTGTATTGTCCCCAAGTATTACCGATATTAATTACATATCCATACCATTTATCATATTCTAATTTATCACCTAATGATATTACTCTTGATTGAGTTCCATAATTTATTTTAACAAATTGATTAGCGAAAACTCTTACTCTAAATCCTGTATCAGTAGAATTAATTCCATTTAATATAGTAACTGGCTCTTCTATAGTTAATTTATAACCTTTATTTGCTACTGTTGCCCAATCTGATTTAATGTTACTTAAATAATCAATAACATCTTCATCTATTTTACAATAGTATGTGCCATCCCCAGCTTCTGCATCATCTATTATTTGAGCATAAAAGTTTAGTGCGGCACCATTAGAAATTATAAATGTTTCTCCAGTTTCAAATCTTCTGGAAGTACCAACTTTAATTTTATAATTAGCTGGTACAGTTATTGTATCACTAGCAATAATAGATTCTAATCTATAATCTTTACCAGTAAAAGCTTTACTACGTACCCATGCAGTCACTGCTCTATCACTGTCTTCAGCTAAATTGTCTTCTGCATTATATTCAACACCAGCGTAAACGGATGGCGTAGACATATCATAGAATGATTCTGCAGCTACAACTCCATAAAATTCTATATTTTGCGAAATTATAGTTAAATTATCATCTAATACTTTATATTGATCTCTTTCCGTAGAATTGAATTGTGAGAATTGTTTAGGATTAGTAAGTTTTTCAGCTTCAGCATCTTGAAGACCTCCAAATATCTCTTCTTCGCTAACAGTATATTGATCTATAGTTTCTATTAATGCATCGCTTTCTCTTCTTGAAGCTTCTGATTGGAATTTACGTAAATTAACAACCCAAGTTGTTTCTTGTTCCATAAAACCTCTATCTAAAAATGATGATTCAACTTGATATAATTTATTAGGTAATGTTAAATAAACAATATCTTTCTTTTGTGGAGCTGTACCAAATCCTGCTTCTTCTTCCCAATATTTTTTATCAATATGAATTGTTAAAGGAACTTCATATTCAAGTCCCATTAAATCATAATTATATTGACTATCGGGGAAATTCCCATCAGGTAAAAGAACTTTAATACAAACCGGCTCTTCAGCAACATTAGATAATGTATATTCTTTAAACATTACATCTTGCCCTCTTTGTTGTGGAATAGCTCTGAACCAACGCGCATCTATGCCAAACATTTTGTTTGCTGTAGAATTTAATGCTAAAAATGTATTTACGGCAGAAAGCGCTAGATTAGGATTAAAAATGCTTGATGCGTTTTCATCTACGCATACTTTAACAGCAGAAGATGTATTTGTTTGATCTCCTGGAAATGCAGCACTTACATTTTCATTTTTACTATCAGAACTCGCCATAAAATAAAGATTCTTTTCTTTATTTATCTATAATTAGGTTTTGAAGATTTTATTAAATGCATTTTTAATTTTATTAGTAATTTTAAGAATAAATTTAACATATACAGGATGTGGATAAATATCTTTAAAATTAATATCAGGATAAATATTTTTTATTGCTATAATATTATTACGATATTTATATAATGCATATTGATATGACTCTAAAAAATTTATGGCTTCAGATACTTCAATACTTTTCATATTAAACCATTCAAAATATATGATTTTTGGATCATATATATCAAGATTAATTTGCTTAATGACTCCAAAATCATATCCCTCAACATCAATATGCAATATATCAATTTTTTTTATATCATATTTATTTAATATATTCG